CAGACCTCGTCTCACGAGCTGTAGATTCGTTGGTGACAGGACCGCAGCGGCAGATCAGAGTAGTCGCTGAAAAATTGGCAAAAGCGATGGCGAATGTGGCTAAGCTGCAGGAGCAGCAGACGAAGCTTGTGGCGCGAGAGCGCGAGGCACGCCAAGGTCTAGGTGGTCAAGATATAGTTGTAAAATTAACGGAAATGCAGACTAGGATGCAGCAACAAGCTCAGGCTAACGAGCTGAACCTCCTACAACAGAAGGCGGCCCATGAGGCGGCTCTGAAAGTGCTTGAGGAGAAACTCGCGAAAGCCATGGAAGTTAAGGCTGCGTCTGGTGGCGATCCGACGAAGACTCCCCAGTGGACTGAGGCATTAGCTAAGTTCGAGAGAACGCAGCAAGCGAAGGAAGCGTTGTTGAGCAGTTTACAAGGCAAGATACAGAGTCTAGAAAAAGCGGCAGGTGAGGCCCGCGAGAGTGCGGCTAAAACTGCGCTAGTGCTGGATCGTATGCAGCGTGAGTACCAAGAAATGGTGGAAAAGAAAGCTCGTGGTACGGCGACATCGAGAGATCGCGTCGAAGCCAAGAATCTTTTGACCAACCCTCCAATTGATGAGTCAGATGTCCCAAACGGGGTTTTGGCAGCGCAAGCTGCCCCCTTAGTACCGCCCTTGGCGGCGCCCACAGAGGCGGAGACACGGCTTCGAAAGGAGTTGGACACTATGCGGGAACAGCTGAACGAGTATGTAGCCAAAATTGCAGCACAGCCTCCACGATTGTGCAGGGACAGGGATGTGTGGAAAAGCATGAGCGAAAGTCAGAAAGCAGAGATGCACGCGAAGCAAGCAGCAGTGGATGCAGGTATGCCCGACTGGATGGATGTCCAGGTGTGGAACAGCCTTCCCACGTTAGTGCGCGAGCGAGCAGTGAAGCGGAGACAAGAAGCCATGGCCCGGCCCAAGCCAGCGCGTCGAACGAACGAGAGTTCGGTGGACGAAGGGAAGAAGAAGCGAAAACGAAAAGAGAAGCGGGCGGAGTCGCCAGCTTCACCAAGGTCGGAGACGTCGGAATCGTCGGTTGCTTCAACAGCATCGGCAACGTCGACAACGACCGAGTTGACGCAAGTACCGACGCAGGTAGATGCAAAGCACAAGGAGTGGAAGGACGCGAAAGCGTCGAATTCTTTCAAGAAAAAGTTGTGGGAGACAGCGCGGGTGATGTTGGAGGTGAAGGATGCAAACAAGTTGCGAGACTCAAAAGCACCAGCACCAGAGAAACCACCTGCAGTGCCAGCACAACTTTGGACAGTCATGCCGCATGCGATGCGGTTATGGCTGGTGGCGCATCCGGATCAAACGGCCAAGGCGTTGCAAGTGGTGAACAGCTACTTGGCGACGCGAATGGCAACCCGGTAAGCGACCTTAAGTTACATGAAGCTTTGGCGAAATTGAAAGTCTTTATATTCGTGCATGGACCAACTCGTTTGGATCGTGCGCGAACGAAACAACCCCAGTTGAATAAGGAAACGACCACCTTGGGTGAATTACCCGGTGGCGTTTACCAATTTCCTGGTATGTCGGCGTCTCATGAGAAAATGTCGTTTGCTACGCAGGTTCGAATGTATTTCAACCAGCGAGCTCGACCTCCTCTGGGGCTTCTACATAACGTATTGGAACGATTATATCACCCGGCGCGCTGGAGCGTGCCCGATGATGTGTTCTCCCTCCAGAACGTGGTGAAGTCTTTTGTGGCAATGAACCTTGATGCCTCACCCGGGTGGCCTCTAATGCAGCGTTTTTCGACGAATCGCGACTTGGTCGCGAAAATCGGATACGTGCAATTGGCTGTCTGGGTTCGAGAGCATATGGAGCATTTGCTGCGCGGCGGGAGGTGTTACCCCGTGCGTATTTTCGTCAAACCAGAGTGGCATAAGGTTAGTAAGATAAAGGCAGGGCGGCTACGATGCATATGGTCAGTTTCATTACTTGATCAGTTGGTGGATCAATTGCTGTTCGGCCCGAGTCTTCAAGCTGAGTTGTCAAACTACAGGCGGATACCGGCGAAGCCAGGTCTTTCTGAGTTTGGCAACGGGATGGGTGAGATTTTTGATGAAATGGAGCCTGAGGGTGAAATGCACCGTTTTGCGGAAACTGACAAAACAGCGTGGGACATGACGGTCCCGCAGTGGATGTGGCAGGTGGATTGTGAAGCACGGCTGCGGCTGTGTTTAAATCAACCAGCTGAAGATTCAATGTTTGTGAAGTTATGGCATATACGTTACAGGCAATTGGCTTGCAGCGACGTCGTCTTTAGTGACGGCACACTCGTTCGCCAAGTTGTTCCTGGAATAATGCGTAGTGGTTGCAAATTAACAATCTCGGCGAATTCAAGGATGCAGGTGGCGCTTAAGGTCTTATACTGTCAACAATTCCATGGGCAGTATGTTGACGTGCGTCACCGAATTTTCGCAACGGGTGATGATACTATAGAAAGGATTGACCCATGCCCGCAAGGGTGTGGAGTGTGTGCACGAGGTGCCTTCCTAACTGAGTACATTGACTTTTTGCGAGGATTGGGGTTTCATATTAAGGGTGAAGATGTGCATGAGCTGGATACATTGATAGGTGCGAATTACGTGGGCAGAACTTTCATTCGCCATCGTGATGCATCTGTTGTGGTGTTCCGGCCGTCTTACTGGGAAAAGAATCGCTTTGGACTTTGCCATCAAAAGCCAGAACTTTTGGCGGCGGCATTGTCATCGGCATGTTCAGAGTACTCGTTCGACGATATACACTTTCCGCTCTTGTATGCGATCCTTGTTCGTGTTGATGCAACAAGAAGGTATGTTAGGTCGCGTCGATATTGGCAAACACAGATAATTGGTTCAGAAATGGCGTTCCGGGACTTGAGTGAACTGGACGGCAATCCTGAAACAAATTCTTTGTGTTAACAAAGATGACTCGCTTTGCGAGTCAGCTGGGGACGGCGTTTACGCCGTCCCCGGCGCTGGGCAGCGGAATTTCCGGTGAAGCCGTGAGGCATCTCGGAATAGGGCAGTTGGGTGGGTTGGCTACTATGGCAGCCCCTCTTCTGGCCGCGGCAGCCCCGCATGTTTCTTCTGTTTATCGCCGAGTCAAAGGCGCACTGCGTCGTCCGTATCTGCGCCCTGTCGATAGGGCGTGGTATAATGAGACACAACGTGCCAATGCAGGAGCAGAGCAACAAGTGGCGCCTGATGTGGTGTCGCATGATGCCTTGCTGGCCGCCCCACGCGCGAGTGTTGGTAAATCTGCTGGGCCGGATAGGCCCGGCGGAAAGAAATCAAAAGCGCGCAAGAAGGCCACGAACAATCAAAAGACCAGTGGTGGAGGCGTTGGGAAGAGCGCTAACATGAGTGCTGGCAAAGCGCTCGCCAAAGCGGCCGCGAAAGCGGTCGCTAAGGCGGAGCATAAGGCGGTGGCAAAGGCTCCGAAGAGAGGGATTGCACCGCCTCGCCCACAGCGAGCCGGGTATGAGCGCCGTGAGATGGTCAATCGGTCAGATGATTCGGCCGTCATCTCGGGCAGTGATTTCCTTGGCACGCTGGTGTTGGACACAACGCATAATGTCGTCGGCGGCATATTGTTTGAGTACGAGTTGAATCCCACGCAGACATTGACACTGTCTTTGAACCAATTTGCGTTATTGTATCAAAAGTTCGAGTTCTTGGAACTTGGTCTTCAATACGACACGGCGGTGCCGTTCACGGTAGGTGGTAATATCAACGTCCTTTTTGACGCTGACCCCGCCGATGTGGATGGCACGGGCGTGGCTTTGGTCCGACAGGCAGTGACTACTCGTTCGGCGCATATGACGTCAGTCATGACGTCGACGCGGTGGACGTGGAATGCGAAGCAGGAAGCAAAGGGTATTTACTATTGTGCGCGCTCGGCGTCTTACAAATCGAGCTCCAGTGAAGTGCGATTGACGGAGCAAGGACACTTTATCGTGCATGTCGTGGTGCCAACCAGTGCGGATCTTACGAACCCGCTGTCGATTGGCTCGCTGACCTTGCACTATCGAGTCCGCTTCTATCATCGGCAGATCGTGGATCCAGCGCTTGCGCCTACGTACTTGGCAAGGTACGTTTGGCCATATAGTGCCACTACGTTGTTTACGGGCACACCTGCGAAGTCAGTCCATTGGGACAACTTCGTCACAAGTGTCATAACGGCCGGTGGCACCGCAGCGACCACGAGCTTCACAGTTGCGATTACGTTCAAGCCGGGACATTATTACTTCTTGGGTGTTTTGGATGTGATTATGACGCTGTTGGCGAGCGGTAGTGCGGCAATGTCAATATTGCCAGCTTCCGGTTCCACAGCGGTCGTCACTACC